CTGATGGAGTAGATAAGAGCACAGGCGATATCGTCACCGCGAGTGTCTGGAATTCTTACTTTGGATCTAGCGGCGATATTAATTTAACAGCACCATACCTAGCTGCAGCGGCTTCGGATCTGTTTCAAGCTACTGGATCGAAAGTTCTGGCTAGGCTCGCTAAGGGTACACGTAATCAATATTTACAGACTAACGCTGCTACAAATGCAGTAGAGTGGGCAGCGTCTCCGGCATCGCTATTAGATGCCAAAGGCGAGGTATTAAGCGCAAGTGGTGCAAACACTCCAGTTGCGATTACGAAAGGTACAAACGATCATGTCTTAGAAGCACGTGCTAGCGAATCAGGCGGGGTTCGCTTCGTAGCCTTAGCAGCATCTGATGCAGGTGCTAATCCAGAGGCGCTGTTCCCTGTGATTGCCGATCAAACCTATACGGGCGTGTTTTCGTCTGCGTTAGTAGCTAATCGCGGCTATTACTGGCCTTTGCAGTCAGTTCAGCAGACAGCAACTCTCACCACATATATTACTAAACTTGCATCTAGTGCTGGGAACTACATCCTTGGGCTATATTCCGTTAACGCTAGCGGAGCAACGCTTACAAAAGTCGCGGAATCATCCTCCACTGCGTTTCCTTCTAATTCTGACAGTGCAGAACTGACTGGATTAAGCGTAAGCGTTAACCCAGGCACATCATATTTCGGTGCAATTATTGCAAATAATACGCCGTCATTGCCATCTCTGTATTCAGATCAGGGTAACGGGCATCGTTGTTATTATTTGGACGCTGGCAGCTATGCTTTGCCTAGCAGTGTTACTATGAGTGCGACAACGCAATCGCATGGGCCAACAGGAGGAGCATTTGTATTAAGCACTGGAAAAATCAGTGCAACATAATTTTATAGAAAGGTTTACGGTGAAATATGTTTAGATTTTTACGGATAAAGGACTCATTACCATGGGGACTTATGAAAGACGGAGATGATGTTTTTGAGCATCTGATGGATCTTAGTGATTCTGATAAGGGGAAGAGTGATTCACAAAAGCGAACACTGTACGCAGCATATATTAAAGAAAAATATGATTTTGATTTAGTAGCTGATGAAGACGTGCCAGTGGTACAAGCTAAAATCGATGATTGGTTAGCAGATAACAGCACTGCAACCACAGAAGAAGTTCTGGCTTCAGCGCTAAGTTTGCTTCGAGATAAAGGATTATTATAATGGCTAAACAAGATAAAGGCTGGTATCCAGACGCAATTAAGATACCTATACCTATATTTCCAGAGGAAAATTACAGAGGTGGGTATGGAGATGTACCTGCTGGACAAATGGAAGCAAAAGCAGTAGTGCACCACATCATTAGCGGTTACGTAACCACTTTAAATCAATGGATGAGTAGTGGCGATGGACCACAGATTAGTTGTCATTTTGGTATAGGCAGAGACGGCACTGTATATCAATATGCAAGTATCTTTGATGCAACGTGGCATGCAGGTGATGTAGAAGCGAATCCGCAATGGAAATTATATGACTCAAAAAATCCCAACAAGGTGACGGTTGGTATTGAGTGCGAGGGATTCTCTACAAAAGTATCATATGGTGATTATGTCTATGATGATTCAACCCCATTCCCAGAGCCGATGGTTAAAAGCCTTGTAGCAGTCACCAGATGGTCACTAGAGCAACATAATATACAAGCCAATGAAGATACTGTCATTGGACATTTTATGCTTAACAGCTTAAATAGAGCGCATGATCCAGGATCAGCGTGGCCTATACAACGCATATTAGATGAAATACGAGGATACAAACAAACAGACTTTAAGGAAACATTAAGCCAAAAGGATGTGAGCAATGATCCTAAACTCGAAATTGCATTGGCGCATTTACGAGATGCAATAGACCTTATAGAATCTGTGAGAGCAGATAAAAATTAGTAAAAAAGAAAGGATATTATGAATTTTTTACAAATTGACAGAGAGACAGCGTTAGACTTAGGCGAGCGTTGTGCTGCGACATTTATACAAGTGTTTGCAGCAACAATTGCAGCAGCAAGTTTTACAGAATTAGATATCAGTATCTTAGAATCAGCGTTAACTGCTGGGGTAGGTAGTGTGTTATCTATATTGAAGAGTTTTGCAGCAACCAAAATGGGCGATGGTTCTGCATCAATAGTGAAATAACCCTCACCGCACAGTAATCGCCCTGTACGTATTGCAAGGCAGGGCGATTACATTATGAAAGGAAATTATGGTTTTAAAAAAAGCAAAAGAAAAAAAATTCAATTTAGGGGTGACTATTGCTATTGCCACTCAAGTGGCCGGAGGTCTTTTTTATATTAATACACTGATAGCTGACATTGGTGATGCTACAAAGCATATAGAAGTACTGCAAAATGAAGTACAACAATTACAAGGTCAAGTAAATAGAGCAACATTTGATATAGAACGACTAAAATTTCAAAACAATTTCCAAAATATGGACATTGAAGAAAATATAGAAGATTTAGAAGTTGACATAGAAGAATTAGAAAAAGACATAAAACGTTTACCTAAGGCTTTACAACACTAACAAATATTATATAATCTATATGTAACCCTACATTCTGAGTGAGCCACATTGTTGTAAAAAATAACGCTTACTCAAAATAATAGTTGTTATTTTTTTCTTAAAAAACACCTTGTATTAACTACAGGGTGTTTTTTTTACATAAATACCAATATTTGACAAAATATAATGAATGTTGTACAATGTTAACACTGTTTAGTATATAAGGAATCATATGAAAATATTAACAACCACTGGACTTTCTCAATTATTGTCTTTGCATCCAAATACTATACGAAAGCTCGCAAAAAATGGCGAGCTACCGTATACAAAGGTCGGGGGACAACATTTGTTTGTAGAAGAAGAAATACTAGAGTTATTTAGACATAACGATAGTACAAGCGTCTTCGAAGAATAATATATGTAACATAATTAAGAGAGAGCAGTTTATGAAAAAGAAATATAAAGGTGAAGAGTATTTTGTGCCTTATAAAAAGCATGCACCATATTTTACAAAGGAACGCACTGATGATACAGGACAAACATATCAAATACTGTCTGTTACACAGGCGCTCAGTAAACAGGGATCAGCGGAATCATTAATAAATTGGGCAGTTAGAGAAACAATCAAACTTATTGATTGGGACTTACGAACTGTTGGCGATTATACTGAGATACGCGATTGGTACGCTAATGTTGGCACGACTGCGCATCGTCATATGGAGATATTATTGGAAGGAGGTACACCACAGTTAGATAAAGAAGGGTATGACCCAATGCTTGTACAAGCTGCTCAAAAATCAATAAAGGCGTTTGAGAGATGGTTGTCGAGGCACAAGGTCAAAAAATTATTCACAGAGAAAGTTTTAGTAAGTGACGAGCATGAACTCGGCGGCACAGCAGATTTAATTGCTGAAGTCGATGGTGTGATTGAAGTCATTGATTTTAAAACCGGCTCTGAGTTTGGTAAACATAGTTTACAGGTTGCAGCATATGCCTACTTGGCACGTGAAAATGGCATTGACGTAGAACAATGTCGTATTGTGTTTGGGCATAGAGACACCGGTAAACTAAAAGAAGTCATTGTGTATAATGACGAATTAGAAAATCTTTGGAAGCGAGTGCGAGCTTCAAAGTTTTTGTATACATATTTATAGAAAGGAAAAAAATATGGAAAATATAGGATATCCAGAAAAATGGGATAGTTTTAAAGAAGGTGAGTGGGAACTTTTGCAAGAAGGTGTCTATGAGTTTGAACTGCATAGTGTGGATGGACCGCATACAAAAATAGATACATTCAATCCCGGTCAGACTAAAGTGCAATATTATTGGGATTTTAATGTGTACTCACATGAAAATGGTGTACAAGTGCATGAATCAGGTTCTGGTGAGCCATTCAGTTACAGAATGTTTACATCAAAAGCTATAGGACCTGCGTCAAAAACGTATGCATTCCTACAAGCATTGGACGCATATCCAGATAAAGATACACCACTCTCGCAATGGATTAGCGATGCAATAGGCAAGCGAATGCTAGTTCGAGTGCATAGAGGTGAATCAGTTAGTCAGAAAACTGGTGAGACTAAAATGGTTAATAAGATAGATTTTAAATCTGATATAAAAAAGTTGCCAGCTAGCAAAACGCCATCAGAAGCTACAGCTAGCACTGGCGAATTAGATTT